ACCTTTAGTCACTTCTGTGCAACATACTATGAGAAGAAGACCCGCATACGTAGGCCCCAGCTGGGGCGGTTCACGCATCGGCGGCGCAAATATTCCGATGAATACAAGAGCTAAACGCCGCCGTAGAAAGATAATACCCTTACTGTGGAATTCAGGCAGTAAGTTAGCCAATAACCTAAACTTAGGTTTTGGCTCTAGAGGAAGAGGACCTGGCTCAATGGTTAGCAGGATCCGTAATTATAAAATGGAAATAAGTGTAAAACCAGTAGGTACTGGTTCATCTTATTCTTATTACCGTTATACGCGCAGACCTGACAAGGGATCGCGTATTGTAAAAACACAACAGGCTCCATTGTTTAGTGTTTTCAATTCTGGCTCACGAATGACATCTTTACAAGGTGAGCAAGGATATACAACTCTTTCAGTAATGACTGGTGCAAAGCTCCGTTCATTATATCTTGAAACATCTGCCAACCAAGATGGTAGATTTTGGGTTGGCTATGCACGTTGTAGATGGATGTTCCAGAACCAATCTGAGGCTACAACGCATTTAACAATTTATGAATTTACAACACGACGTGATTCAAACGTCGGTCCTAGCTTAGCTTTCCAATCTGGATTAGCTTCAATTCAAGCTGGTGTAGGTTCAAATGCCTCTGATATAGGAGCTACACCGTTCATGACACCACGTTTTACAGAAAACTTTAGAATTCTGAAAAAGTATAGTGTTGAACTAGCTCAAGGTCGCTCACATATTCATACTGCACTATACAGAATGAATAAAAACTATAGCGACTCACTATATCAGATGGATGGATCATCTGATGTAGTGCTAGGTGGATGGACACGTGGGTTATTTGTAATCGCCCACGGTACACCATATAACAGTTTTGCAACGAAGACAAATGTCTCGACAACCCCTGTTGCGATAGACATTGTCGCTAATGAAACGTATCATACTTACACAAATTTACAAAACAAATCAATATTTGAAGTTCAATCTGACTTCCCAACATTCACAGATGGTCGAATTATCGACATCGGTAGTGGTGATCCGGAAGCAGTTGATGAGGTATAAAATGTACAATTTTACACATATAGACGATTGGCAGGCCTGGGCCATTCTCCTTTGGTTTAACCAAGGACATGCTGGCCCAAGCGCCTGGTAGATATAGAAATTGGGTTATAACAGTTAATAATTGGACTGAAAACGATTATAAACTTGCACTTTTATCTCCTTATCGTTATATAATAATAGGTAGGGAGAGAGGTGAGTGCAACACACCGCATTTACAAATTTATTTACAATTGTATCATGCGAAGTCATTTGACACTGTTAAACAAAACTTTTTTCCTCGAGCTCATTTAGAAGCAAGCCATAGTAAACCTCGTCAGGCTCGAGCGTATTGTACTAAAGAGCACTATTTCGAGTACGGGGAAATGTCTACCCAAGGTAAACGAACAGATCTACAGGTAGCTCAAGAGCTACTAGATTCTGGTATTAGTATACGACAAGCATTAGAATCCGAAATGATTACATCAATGGGTGCCTTAGCAGCATATGAGAAATTACAAAAATATTATACCGTTCATCGTCCTAGACCGCGAGTGGTATGGATTTACGGTCCGGCTGGATCTGGAAAGACTGATAAGGCATATAGCATCAGCGGTCCAGATGTTTATAAATCCGACTTAATAAAGGAGGGATGGTTTGATGGTTATGATAGACATCGATCGATTATCATCGACGATTTGGAAATTGATAGAGATGATAAGAAAACATTCGGGTTATTACTTTCACTATTAGATAAAAATCCACAAAAAGTAAATGTCAAAGGTTCGTCTGCATCAATATTGGCTGATACCATTGTCATCACCTGTCAACAGGCTCCCTGGCATATTTGGTATCATCCTAGTGACAATATGTCTTTGCCTTTTAAGCATATGGCTACAAGAGAAGAAATAGAAAGAGATGTCGATTTAAGACAGATCATGCGTAGAATTACAGAAATAATACATTTAACAGATACAGATAAAGTAAAATATCCAGAAGTGACTGAAGTATAAGTATT